TTCCGTCACCTACTGCTGCAAGTCTTCCACCACGGTCATCTGCTAAATCTAATAAATCGTTTATATTTGTTTTAATTGCTGTAGTATCTAAGTCTTCAAAATTTTCCAAGGAGTCTGTTAGTGCTGCAAATCCTTCAAAGATTTTTCCAACTCCCATTAAGAGTACACCACCACCAGCTAAAGCAACACCTGTTCCTACACCAACACCTAAAGCACCACCACCGCCAAATAGTCCGGCAACTTTACTCATTACACC